ACGTCAGCCCCTTTGTCTAATCGTGGGTCTTGGTTTGCTAAGTATATCGCCGGTTTCCCCCACATGACTAGTTGTTTTCCTTTGTATTTGTCAGTTGCCCAAAACTGTCTTTGATGACCCAGCCAGAATTTGTATCCGTGGAAATATTCGAGTCCTCCTTGTATATCGTCGAAGATTGCATACTCGACTTCACTTGTATCTTCTCCCAAGGAAAATAGCCCTCCAAAATATGCATGTTTTCCAATGCTCCTTGCCCATAATGTCTTGCCCATTCGGGAAGGTCCCCAAAGGACCAAGCTTTGACCTCTACCTAAGAGTTGTTAGCTCAGCCGCGAGGTGTAGGGGAGGGGGTGGTCAGGGGCCCCCCCCGTAACATGCTCGAGCGCTTTGAGCGCACTGTAATTAACGTACCTTCTGAAGTTTGATTTATGATGTTGGCGTTAGCCCATTGATTGCACTCTGCAACCTTTCCTCCGCTAAAAGAAATTGTTTCGGGATGCTGGTATGGATCGAGGATGGGTCTGTACTTCCAGTCTGCATAGCGTTGAAGATTTCCGAAGTTCGTGCAAAGAGCTCTAGGATCCCTAGCCGCAACACGCTCGAAAAATTCGTCGCGATTTGTCGCTCCGATAATCCAAGACCACTTATTTTCAGTCTCATTAGAGACATTTCCGCACGGTCGTTCAAGCCCTCCTCCGCAAATATCTCCATCCTTCGTCGCATAGTCCCAACCCTTCTCTGGAGTTCCGTAACCGCGAACGATGTTTGGATGGAAGCGTCCAACATCGAACACACGATTGTTTCTTGAAGCAAATTTTCGTTCGAACATGAAGAAAGCGTGGTAATGAGTGCCTCCATCTTGATGGCTTTCTCTGCCAACGATGCACTCTGCTCCCAACTGAGACAATCGCAGCACAATCTCAAAAGGGTCGAGACCCTCCGATTGACTATATGTAAGCAAACCATATTTTGCTTCGAATTTGAAAGATGGCATGGTGGAAAAAAGTTGTCGACAGAGGTGATTTAATATTATACCTCTGTCGACTAGCGACAGCGACACTTTTATTTATAAAAGCCTCTCCCTCCCCTTGGTTGGTGATCACCAACTCAGCCACCAACACATGAATTTTATTCATATGACTCATTCCGATGCCTTACCTCCGACGTCGGCGCCGTGTGATTCGTCGGGTAACCCGATCGAAGGTTTCTGGATTCGCCAAGGCAAGAAAGCCCCGTTTATTTGGACGTTTGCGACGAAAGTCAAAAATGACGAGCAGAAAAAGGATTCTCAACATATCATCATTGAAAAAAAGGGACAATCTTCTGACCGCCTACCGCTCCGTTCCTAATGACGCGGTAACTGCACCATCGTTCAATATTGCAGCCATCGGCCAGAATCCCACTGTATTTGTCTTTTCACCAACAATGCGATACGGAAGTCAGCTGACTGATAAATTTGAGCAAACTAACACTCGCGGATCAAGTGACGTGTTTATACGTGGGTTCAAAGAACGCCTGAGATTTGTCACTTCGGATGGTAATCCTTGGGTCTGGCGACGCATTTGTTTTTCATACTATGACGCCGAAGACGATTTTCAATATTTCGATACTTCCGATGATACTGTAAAACAATATCCACCTTTCAATTATAATACCACCCGAGGCTACGAGCGTCTTTGGATGCGTATCGGTGGTGTTGCTACAACAATCCAAGAAGATGCCATTAGAGGAAAGTTGTACGATCATTTGTTTAGAGGAAAGAAGGGATTTGACTGGGATAACGAGCTTACGGCACCAACTGACCCACAGGCGGTTAAAATTTGGTATGATAAGACTACGATCATTAGGTCTGGAAATGAAACTAGTGTGATGAAGTTCACACCTCGATGGCATGGGATTGGCAAACGGTTGATATACTCTGACCGGGATGCTGGTGGTGACCAGGACGCAAGCTATAAGTCTGAAACCAGTCGGGTTAGTATGGGAGATTACATTATCATGGATATGTTCGTTTCATCACCTGTTGATGAGAATGTGTTGTTATCAATTGGTTCCGATGCTACATTCTATTGGCACGAAAGATAGGTTCTATAATCTCAATGAATTTACAATTTGCTTCCAGCCATGGCACGTCAGCCCCTTTGTCTAATCGTGGGTCTTGGTTTGCTAAGTATATCGCCGGTTTCCCCCACATGACTAGTTGTTTTCCTTTGTATTTGTCAGTTGCCCAAAACTGTCTTTGATGACCCA